ATCTTGAACTGCGTGACGCCTTCCGGGACCGTCCAGTCGCCTGACAGCACCGTCTCGCCCGTCTCTGGATCTACCGTCGGGGTCAGGATATCAACATGCTGATACAGCCCCTGCTGGCCCGCAGGTGTGTAGCCGGCATAAAAATCGCTGGCCGCGCGGGAAAAGCTGGAGGCGTTGAGTTCCATGCTCGCAAGGTACGCATTCACAACGTCGCCGTGCGGGCTCGTGAATCTATACGCCTTGCCGCAGCGGTAGCCATCATATATCAGCGCGTTGCGGATGTGCATGATATAGTCAGGCGGGCAGTAGAAGGCATACAACCGATTGAGCAGGTTCTGGCTGTTGAGCACATTGACCATTGTGCAGTCGGTCACGCTGGCGGTCTTGTCCTCGATCGCCTCACTGTTGCGGCGGGAGACCGCGTGTGTGGTGTGAGTGTAGGGTATGCCGGTCAGCTTTCCGCGGCCGGTGATCACCGCGCTGTTTTCCGTGGCCGAGACGACTGTGAGCCCTTCGGTGGCGGCCAGCGTGGAGACGATCACCGGCGCCTGATCAAACCAGATCTCCTGGTCGACGGGCTCGCCCTCGGTGTTGTCGTAGAGGATGACGGGCTCGGCGTCCAGGATGGCCGTGTAGGTGTGCTCCATAATGGACACGCCGGAATAGCTGCGGGTGTACTCGACGCTGCCACCGTAAAAAACGTGATCGTCGTCGATGGGCTCGGCAGTATCAGCTGTGGTATAGATGAACGTGAAGCGCGGGCTGCCGTCGGCGTTTTTGATGATGTTGACGCCGTTGGCCATGATCAGCTGATAGAGATTGTTTCTCTTACTGGCGTATTTCAGCCAGCCGGAGACCGGCAGTGCCGCGACGTCCTCGTCGATCGCATAGTCGATGACCGGATCGCCCTCACCGTGCAGCCCGGCGGCGAGGATATGACGCAGCACCACGCCGAAGGTCGACGCCTGGAACAGGCCGCCGCCGTGGTACAGTTTGTCCAGGCGGCCGATGGCCGAGACCGTGTGCAGCTGGTAGCGGTTGCGCGCCAGACGCTTGACACTCTGCAGGTAGAACTTGCCGACCAGCGCGTCCTCGTGGTAGTACCACACAGGTGTCCCGTCCGGGATGTCGATCAGAGACGAGGCGTCTGGGCTCTGCGTGACGTCGAGCGCGTAGATCTGACCGTCAGCGAGCTCGATCACTTTGCCGTCGGAGGAGCGGAACAGCAGCACGTTCAGCCCGTTGTCCGGGTTGTCGGCCACGATCGGGTTGAACTCGTCAATGCTCAGCTCCTGGCCGATCAGGGCGACCGCCTGAACTCCGGAGGCGCGCTCGATCTGATCATTTTCAAAATAATACTCTGGCTCGTCCAGCGAGCCGATGTAGATGCGGTTTTTCTCAGCGTGCATAAGCTCACCCTATGTCGTAGCGGTCCTCAAACGTGACCGTGGGGCCGTTCCAGTACTCCCGGCCGGCCGAGCCGGTACCGAGGTGCTCCATCTCGTCGATCTCGACGCGCATGACGCCCGTGCGGAAGGTGCCGTCGCGGGGGTCGTAGATATAGACCGTGACATAGTCGTCGGACGTGAGCACCTGCAGCAGCGCCTGCAGCCGCGCCTCGGGGACGGGGCCCGTCGGCATGCTGAAGCGGCCGCGCTGGGCAATGATATCGTCGGTATAGGTACCGCTGAGCATCAGCCCGGCATTCTGCCCCTGCACCCGTGGATAGGTAACCGAATAGCGCGGGTCAAAACAGTCGGTAAAATCCAGACCGTTAATTAAGACTGTCCTCTGCATACGCTGCTCCTTACGCATTGACCAGGCTCACGCCGTGCCGGTTGCTTTCGTCGAGATATATCTGATAGGTTTTGCGCGACAGCTGTTCCCCGTCCATCTCATTGACGATCGTCGCCTGGAGGATAATGGGGCGGCCGCTGCCCTGATCGGCAGAGCGCTGCGGGTTGTCCCGCAGGATCTGAGAGGGCGCGCTGGTGATCAGCTCGCGCAGGTCAAATACGCGCTTGATAGGGCGGGTGACCAGATCCTCATTCTGCTCGATGCCCTCGCCGAAGAGCTGCATCATGTCGCGCGGGAAGGTGTGGAAATCGGACAGAGGGCCTTCCTCGGGCTCGGAGAAGCCGATGAAGTTCCGGACCGTCTGGGCCGTGTTGCTGACAGTTTCCTTCAGACTGTTCCAGCGGTCACGGATGCCGCTGATAAAGTTCTGGATGAGATCCCGCCCCCACTGTTTGGCGCGGTCAGTGAGCGAGAGGAAAGCGTCCTTTATCCGGTCGCCCATCTGCGTCACCGGTGCCACTGCCGTGGAGATGTGATCCATGACGCTGCGCGCGAAGTTGGTGACCAGATCACCGGCCCAGTCAAAGGCATCGCTCGCATAGTCGAGGATTACCGCGCCGAGCTCTGTCATGAGTTGATCACCGGCCTGCACGATCATCGGGCCGCTGTTGATCAGCCCCTGCCCGATGGCAAGCACGATATCCGGTACCGCAGCCAGCAGCTGCGGCGTGGCCTGGATCAGGCCGACCGCGAGCGCAGCCACGAGCTCGATGCCGTTTTCGACCAGCATGGGCGCGTTCTCGGTCAAACTGTCAATCAGCACAGGGATCAGGGTTTTGGCGCCCTCGGTGATCAGCGTGCCGGCGCCCTCCATGATCACGCCGATCCGGGGGAGGATGTTCTCGCCGGCGGTCACGGCGCTGTTTACAAAGTCGTCGACCAGGCCCTCAATGTCGGCGTTTTCATCGGCCAGGCCGGTGACCAGGTTCGACCAGGCGGCCTTTGCGGCGGCCGTACTGCCCTCGATGGTTTCACTGGCCTCTTTGGCCGTGGTGCCAGTGATGCCCATTTCCGTCTGTACGACGTGGATGGCCTGCACAATATCGGCATAGCTCGAGATGTCGTACTCGACGCCTGAGAACTCCTGTGCCTTATCCAGCAGCTCTTGCATGCCCTCTTTTGTGCCTGCAAAGCCCAGGGCAAGGTTGTCCAGCATGGTGAAATTACCGCGAGAGAAGCCCCTGTAGGCGTCCTGCACGCCCTCCATGCTGGTGCCCATTTTGTTGACGTTGTCGGCCATGTCGGTGATCGCCATGTTCGACAGCTCCGCTGCTTTTGCCTGGTCACCCTCCAGGGCGTTGATCATGGCTGCCGCGCTCTGGATGGTTGTTTCCATGTAGCTGTTGGCGTCCATGCCGGCTGTCTTGAAGGCCTCGCTGGCATGGGCCATGACGGCGTCCGCGCTGTCGCCAAACAGCGTCTCGATGCCGCCGCTGAGCTGCTCGTACTGGGCAAAGCCTTCAAAGGCCTGCTGGCCGATCTCCATGGCGGCGTTGGCCGCATACTCAGCAGCCGCAACTGCGCCGGTTTTCAGCATGCCGCCGAAGCCGGCTGTCCAGCTGCCGCCGGCCTCACGCCCCGCGGCGTCGGCCGGGCCGCCGAGCTGCTCGGTCAGCTGGGACTGGATGCCCTCGGTGGTGGGTAAAATTTGTACATAAGCCTGTGCAATCGTATTGTCCGCCATGGTCTCACCTCACAATGCGGGAATAGGCTGCATCAAAATCTGCGCCGCTGCGAAATACCACGGCCTGCGGCTTTTCCTCCGGGTGGCCGCTCAGTGTGTCCAGAATGGACACCGGCTGGGGCGTGCCGGGCTTGGAGTAGCGCCACAGCAGCAGCCCGAGCGCGTCGGCGATCGTGGCCAGCAGCAGGGTCTGCAGCGGCTGCGTCTGACCTGAGCGCCGGCGCTGGACGCGGCTTTCTGCCGGTAAACCGCTGGCGAGGATCCCCGCAAGCGGAAGCGGGAGACCTCGCCAGTCATAAACGTGGTAGTATTGGGCAAAGTCGCAGATCAGATCCTCCTCGCCGTCTGCAGCCAGCGCGGCGAGGGTCAGGAGTTTTTTGCCCCGGCCAGAGATACGATCTCGCGCACCTCGCGCATCACGCCGGAGATCGGCACGACGCCGTCAGGGCCGCGCAGATGGTCGTACAGCGCAGCTTTCTGCTCGCCGACCACTTTCCCCACGACGGGAGGAAGGCGGCGCAGATCGCCCTTCTCGATGGCACAGAGGTCCTCAAAGAGCTCCATGTCGTTGAAGACGCTCTCATTGACCTCGCAGACGAAGCCCGAGGCCGTTGTCACCTTTTTCATCCTGCACCTCCGGCGGCTGTGATCGTTTTCTGATACTCGTAGGCCGTGTTGCCCTGCTCGTCCGCGATGGCCGTGATCGTCAGATCGAAGCCGACCAGCTCATTGTCGCGGTAGACGATATCGCCGATATCGGTCACGACGCCCTCGGGGATCACCATGCGCTGGTGGACGTTGTTGGACATGATGGTGGAGATCACGAAGGCGTGCGGCGTGGAGATATCGGCCTTGCTCTTGACGGTGATGCCCGCCGCCAGGGTGCCGGTGGCCTCGCCGAAGGTCAGGCCGAGCACGTCGACGTTGCTGGGCTCGATGCACTTGAACTTGAAGGTCTCGGTTTTCTGATTGCTGAGAACGGCCACGGGATCGCCGCCCCAGGCGTGCACGACGGTGTTGCTGCGGGAGATGTTGCGGGTCACGCCGTTCTCGTCGACGTAGCCCATAGACTTAAATGCCTGATCCAGCGCCGTGCTGGCATCGGTGGGCAGTGTGGAGCCAAAGGGCGCCAGCCAGACGCCGCCGCCCACGCCGGGCTTGGCAGGAGAAACGTTACTCATGATAATCCTCCATGTAATTGATGTTAAAAACCGCCTGATAGCGGTAGACACCCATGCGGGGGTCGGTGTCGTTGTAGTCGTTGTCGCAATGGCAGCGGAAGACATTCGTAAGGCTGATCAGCCCGGCCATCAGTGCCTTGACCGTCTCATTCAGCGCTGCAGCCTTGAACAGGCTGGGCGCGACGCTCTTGGCCGTGACGGTGGCGCGCAGCAGGCCGTCTGTCTCGTCGCTGGCGATCTTCTCGAGAAGCACGTAGCTCTCCGGTGGGCCGGGCGGCGTCTCCAGCTTCACAGGGACGCTCAGCCGCGCCTCCAGATAGTCTTTGACGGTTGTTTCGATCATCGGTACACCACCTTCAGCAGCGTGTCGTTGTCAAGGTTGTCGAGGGCGGCCTCGCGCGTCGCTGGGTAAACATTGACGGCCACACGCTGGCCGGTCTTGTGCGGCGCCGCGGCCTCGTAACCGGTACCGGCCCGCTGGGCCGTCTCGGCGGCCAGGCGTTCGACCTCGGCGCTGATCTCGGGGGAGTTGAGCAGCGCGCGGATCCCGGCGCGGTTGATCTTCAGCTTTTTAAGTGGCAATCCGCTCCACCTGCACTTTCTTGTTCCAGCACAGCGGGATCAGCGCCTCAATGCCCTCGGTCACCGGGCCGATCGTGTGAAAGGTCTGACCGAAGAACTGCACCGTGGTGTCCTCCCAGACGTGGGCGTCGCCCTTTGGGATGCCCAGGGTGTACACGGCGCGGCGGCCGGTTAGCGTCAGCGTGTCCTGGATCTCCTCGGCGCTGGTGGGCGCCACCAGCACGTTCTCCACCGTCTCGGCGGAGGGCTCATAGATCGGCGCGCCGAAGGCGTCCTCGCCGACCTTGGTTTTGACGGTCAGCACGACCGGAATCCCCTGGATCATGTCACACCTCCGGCGGCGTCTTGGCGACCAGCTCCTCCACGGGGCTGTAGGAGCCGATGCTGTTTCCGATGCCCAGCAGCTGACGGTCAAGGCGGGAGAGATACAGCTCGCCGCTGCTGCCGCCGCTGCCGACGGTCCAGCTCTGGGAGTAGCCCAGGGCGCTCATACTGCCCTGGGTGGCGCCCATCGGTACGGCTGCTCCCTGCGCGCCCGAGTCGGCCATGACACGCTCGGCCAGGCGGCAGGACACCACATGCTTTGCGCCGGCCGTGGCGTTTGGCGCAAACGCGTCGATGATCACCGCCGCGTCCTGCAGCAGCAGGGAGCACCGGGCCGTCTCCGACGGCGTGAAGGTCCGGCCGAGCCGGGCCTCCACGTCCGCAGGGGTGGCATAAGTCACCGGTTCCGCCATGGCTTAGGTGGGCGTAGCGCCGGTCAGCAGGTTGAATGCGTTGACGTTGGCGACGAAGCCTGCTTCAAATTCGCATCGCACGGCGAACATGTTGCGCTGCCAGAGATTGATGGTCACGGTCTGGCTGTCCGCGTCAGTGTAGGTCAGCGTGGCCTGGTCAGAGAACTCGATCTGGATGTCCTGGACCATGCCGTACATGGCCTGCGTCCAGTCGCCGGCGACGCCGACGACCGCAGCCACGGCGGGGTCGTCGCCGGAGGCGGCTGCGCCGGGCACATAGACGCCGCGGCCCTGGATAATCTGGGCGCCCAGCACGCCGGGGATCCTGCCGTCGGCGCTGTTGGGAAGAAACAGGGGGCGGCCCTGCTTGTCCTGCGCGCCCAGCAGCAGGCCGTAGCCCTGCGGGCCCATGGCGATCCCGTTGAGGATGCCACCCGCCGTGGAGATGTTCTCATAGGCTGCTACAAGGCCGTCATAGGCGGTGAAGTTCTGCGCCGCGAGAATGCTCTGCTTCGTTGCAGCGGCGAGCGTGCCAAAGTGCTCGCCGGGCGCCTGCACAGCGCCGAGCACCGTGCGGTCAAATTTCATCGCCAGCGCGCCGGGCAGGCGGGCCACGATGTTGTCATAGAGCGCCGCGAGATCGCGGCGGAATTCATTGGAGAAGGGCAGGATGACGGCCAGTTTGTAGCCCTTCATGGTCTTCATGGCGATGCCGGGGTTTTTCACCGGCTTCGCGTCGGTTTCATCAACCCACTCGGCCTCGGGGTCGGCAGTAATGGTCGGGATGCTGAGTCCGCGGCCGGGCAGGGGGATGCGGCGGGCGAGCTGCATGATGGCGGACTCGCCACGCGCGAGCTGCATGACCTCCTGAGCGACGTCGGTGGGCAGCGCCACTGCGGTTCTGTTGGTCTGGATTCCGGTAGGCATAGTTTAAGCTCCTTTCAAAGCACCTGTGCGGCCCACCCGGCAAAGCTTTCGCGGGTGGTGCCTGCGGTTTGAGTCTGGACTTCGCCGCCGTCTTTCAGTGATGGATAGCCGGGCTGAGATTTGGCAAAAGCCAGGATCCCGTCGGCCTGCGCCTGGCAGGCTTCGGTGGTCTCGCCGGTCAGCAGCTCCACCGGCACGTTTTTCTCTTTGGCCACGGTCTCGCGCAGCTCCCGCAGTTGGTTCGACAGCTTCAGGGCGCCCAGCTCTTTCTCGAGCTGTTCGGCCTTGGCCTGGGCCTGCTGCAGCTCCGTGTTGTCGGCCTTCGGCGCGGCCGCGGCCGCAGCACGCTGCGCGGCGTCTCTGGCGTTGTTGATGTCCTGGCCGTTGAGATCCATCAGCTGCTGGATCTGCTCAGCAGTGGCATCGGGGAAGAGTGCGGTGATGTCCGTACGTTTCATTTTTGGTCCTTTCTCGCCTACGCTTTTTACGGGGTCGCGTCCCTCGGCTTGATAGTTTTACGACCTTCCGGTCAATTTTTTATAAAAATGCACGGGGCACTTTTATGCGTGTTCAGAATGGACACCGTCAAAGCGGCTGCCCGTTGGTTTCGGCGGCGAGACGCCGCTCGGCGTAGTTGATTCGCTTTTGCTCCCGGATCTCGGGAGCGTTTTCCGCGTATTGCTCGCGGCGCTGGGCGTTGATCTTGGCTTTCCATCCGCGGCCCGGCGCGTCGTTGTAGGCCCGCAGATACTTGTCTGGGTCGTAGCCGGCGACGTCGGTCCGAGAGTCAAAGCGGACCGCGTACTGACAATCGCAGTTTGCATGGATGTGCTCGGCGTGGCCGTTTTTCAGCGCCTTGCGGCTGGCCGTCTGCCATCCGCGGCTTGCCAGCATCAGGCAAAACGGGCAGCTGTCGCCCCGCGGGATCCAGGCAAACTCGGCGCCGTCCCGGAGAGCATTCTGCAGCGTCGTGTCGGCTCCGGCTTGTTTAACGAGGCGGCCGATGGCCTGCGCACATCGCTCGGGCGGCAGATCTTCGCGCAGCGTGCCGTTGACGGTTTTAGCCGTCTCGCTGTAGGTGGCCGTGGGCGCCGGCTCGGCCGGCGGCAACGTCTTACCGGCGAGCTCCGCCAGCGCGTCGTACATTTCCGCAGCCAGGGCAGAGGCGGCCTCGCCGTACTTGATCGTGAGAGCATAGGCATATTCGATGGCTGCGCGGCGGCCCTCGGCGGTAAAAGCGTCGTGAGAATTGAGATACTCGAGCATCAGGCTGCCGGCCTTGTCGCTGGCTGCGCGCAGCCGTTTGACGTATCTGGCCCAGGTGGCTTCGCTGATCTCCATCAGGCGCCCTCCAGCTCAGAGAGCACCTGCAGCCCGCGGGCGCGCTGTTCCTGCGCCTTGATGCGCCGGATGTCCGCCGGATCGAACCCGACCATGGCGAGAAACACATCCGTCTGGGCAAAGCCCTGGCGCACGGCGGCGATCTTGGTCGCAGCGTCGGCCGTGGCTGCCACGCTGGGCATGGCCGGACTTCGGAAGTGGGGCTCAACGTCGTACTGCTCGGGCGTGAGTCCCTCCATGTTGGTGTTGTGGCTGATCGCCAGCGCCATGCGGGCGATCGTCCGCAGACTGTCACCGTTGCCGGTGTTCAGCTGCTCGGCCAGACCGACGAGCGTCTTGGTCTGGGCCTCGATCGCGTCGGAACTCGTGGGGTTGGCGTCATTTACGACGCCGGTGTCCGTCACGCTCAGGCCCGTGGCGGCCGAGAACTGGGTCGCCAGCATCCGCAGCATATCGACGTGCGGCGTGATGCTGCCCTGGGGCAGCTGGCCGAAGCTGGGCTTCTCGCCGGTGTCCGGATTGGTCGTGCCGGCAATGATCGAGCCGACATAGGTGCGGAATTTCTGATTGATGACGGCGTCGTACTGATCATCGGTCACGCCGAGAAGATATTTCTGCGGCGCCGTGGCGAACTCCAGGCCGATCGTGGCATTGGCCACTGTGCGGACGTAGCCGTCGATCAGGCGGCGGATCGGCTCCTTGATGCGGGACCGACCGAAGGGCTTTTCGCTGGTCGCGTTCCAGATCAGCGGCTCCATCAGCGGCCGCCCCATGCGGTGGGCGTGGCCTGTGGCCAGCCAGATATTCAGATAGCGCCGCAGCACCCACACAGTAGAGTCGGTATAGAAATACAGCAGCGACGGGCTCCAGGTCGCGGCGTTGTCGTTGTCCGGAGCGGTGTCGATGATGGCGAGGCCGCAGTCGATACGGCCTTTGTCACCGTTCCAGAGGGCCGCGGCCGTCTGCGCCGAGTGAAAGCGGATCTTGCAGCCGATCTGCGGATCCTTGCTCAGCGTGGCGAACGTTGCGCCGAGCTTCAGTTCGTCGCGGCAGGCCCGCTGATAGCCTTCGACCAGGCGGTTGTTCTGCACCAGCGCCTCCAGCTCGTCCACGGTGTCGCCGTTGACGCCGACGAAGCCGTCGAACATGCTGCGGGCGGCCAGCACGTCCACGCACTTGGCGCCCCAGGCGCAGCCGATCTCCAGCTTGCGCATCCCGTCGGGGAGCGCAATGCCCAGGTTGACCGTGCCGAGCGCGATCTTGCCCTCGTAATAGGTGTTTTTCTCCGCGTTCTTCACCTGGTGGGCCAGCAGCACCTGGCACAGCTTATTCAGCTTGCCGTAATCCTCAGCTGGCAGTCCCACCACGTTGGTGGGGGAGATAAAATTGATCATGTGTCACCTCATCCGATCCGCATTTTTCGCCCCGGATCGCGGGTACTGGTTTTCGCGCCCCATAGCGCCAGCGAGGCCGCAGCGATAGGCAGAGGGTCGTCACCGCCGAAGCCCCAGCCGCCGCCGATGGGCCGCCGGGTCGCCGTCAGCGCGCTGTCGCGCAGCGCCTCCTGAGGGCCGTACCAGGTCACCGTTTTTTCCTGCAGGGCCGTCAGCAGCAGCGAAGCCGCCGCCACGACGCCCGCGGAACCCGGTTTGATTACAGACTGTTTATTTCGCCATGTCGGGCGGATCCGGTCAATCAGAACATCGGCGCCGCCCTTGCCGTCGATCACGACGCAGCAGGCCTTGTCGTAGCGCTGGCAGAGCCAGTCGGCCAGCCACTGCACGCCCATGGCGGCGTTCTGCCGGTCGATCAGGGAGATCCGCGCCGGACCTTCGGCCGGGATCACGGCACCGCACAGCGCCATCTCGCTGCCGTCGGGAGCAAAGGAGATGCCGAAGGCTGTCTTGCCCTCGGGCTTCGGAGCATCGCTGCGGCAGCCGTCCCAGAGCTCGGCCGGGATAACCGTGGCCCTCTCCTCCGTCAGAATGGGGGACCACCAGCCCAGGCGTTCACGGGCGAAGCCGTCGGCGCTCATGTTGCGCATCTCCTCCTCGGTGAAGCTCTCAGTCAGCCGCGCGCCCATGGCGGGGTTGACGCGGTACCAGAGCGCCCGGTCCCAGATCGGGACGTCGCCCACGGTCTTGCCCTCGGCGCTCCACTCGTGCCAGGCGTTGTGCTTGCCATGGTCGGCAAGGATCGCCTGCCGCAGCCGCCGGAACACCGTACCGGGGCAGCCGGGATAGGGCGGCGTGCCCGCCAGGATCAGCTGACGGGTGCCGGTGTTGCTGGCCGACAGCGTGGCCAGGATGGACTCGAGCTGATCGTCGGTCAGCTCCTGGGCCTCGTCAAACACGACGCGGGAGACGCCGTCAAAGCCGCGGGCCGCCTGCCGGCTGCGCGCCAGGAATTCGATCGAGCCGCCGTTGTCGAGCTCGATGGCCTCCTCGCCGTTGGTGTAGCGGATCGTTTTCACGGCCGCCACAAGCTCGGGAAATCGTTTGTTGGTAAATATGGCCTCCAGCCGTCGGAAGGCCTTCTTGCTGGTGCGGACCTGGTGAGCCGTGTGCAGAATACGCTCGCCGGCAGCGGCCAGGCCGTAGAGCTCCAGCGCCTCCAGGCAGACGTTCTTGCCGTTCTGCCGGGGCACGGACAGCCCCGCCGTCGTGCAACTGTAGCCGTAGGCGTCGCGCCCGAGCCAGCAGTCCACGACGCTCTGCTGCCAGAGG